ACTCCTTTAAGGGTGGTTCGAAGTACGCAAGAAACTACTATCACTACCCAAGATCTAAGTCATATGCGTTTGCCTCTGATAATCAGTACCTTCTGCAAGATGGTATCCTAAACAAAGCTTGGGATACTTTGGACTTTGTAGATGAGCACACTCCATGGGGTAAGGCTAGAGAAAAAGTTGACAAGATCGACCACAAGAGAGCATCATATGTTACAAAAGTAGATGGTGTTCAAATTGAAAAAGGATATAAGTCCGAAATCATAGGTGTCACTACCAAAGATGACCCTGACAAAGCAAGAGGTAAACGTGGAATGTTGATATCTTGTGAAGAATCTGGTAATTATCCACACTTACTGCAAGTATGGAAGATTGCATACGGTTCTATGAAGCAGGGTCGTATGGTTTACGGATTCATGGAGTCATTTGGTACAGGTGGTACCAGTGGAAGTGGCTTCGAAGGTGCAGAAGCTTTGTTCTACAATGGTGGTTTTAACGTGTTTCATTTAAAAAACATTTTCGATAGAACCAAAGGACAAGGTATTTGTGCATTTTATGTAGGAGAATACTTAAACAGAGAATATTGTTACGACAAAGATGGTAACTCTGACGTAGTAAAAGCTATGTGTGAGGTTCTAAACGAACGTCAGGACATACGAAATACAAACCCAGACCCATCTATACTTACTAAACATAAGGCGGACTATTCTATAACCCCTCAAGAGGCTTGTATGCGGACGGAGGGGACTTTATTTCCCGTCTATGACCTACGAGAGTATTTACAATCGATAGCTCCTGTATTGGACTCTTTTACAGCTGCTCACCTAACACCCAAGCTAAATATAGATGGTAGTATTGGTGACAAAGACCACGAGATTCCTATACGAAACTTCCCTTTGTCTTCAGAACAGTCTAAGATTGGTGCTATTGAAATCTTTACACCACCTCTAAAGTCAAACAGTTCACACTTTAGATACATTATTGGTGTTGACCCATATGATGATGACGAAGCTACGTTCTCAAAATCATTGGGGTCTGCTTTTGTGTTTGATACTTGGACAGATGAAATCGTTGCGGAGTACACAGGTAGACCAAGATTTGCAAATGATTTCTATGAAGTTGTAAGAAGATTGTCTCTTTTATACAATGCCAAAGTAAATTACGAAAACAAGAACAAAGGTTTGTTTTCATACTTTGACCAAAAACATTCGTTGCATTTGTTGGCTGATACTCCTAAGATACTGATTGACAAGGAGATGGCTCGAGAATCCTATGGTAACAAAGCCAAAGGTACTCCACCTACAAAAGAAATCAACAGATGGGGTAGAAGATTACAGAGAGATTGGATGCTCTCAGATCATCACTCAACGACTGAGGACGAAAAAGTATTTAACCTTCAAAAGATTCGTTCTATTGCTTATCTGAAAGAAGCAATACAATGGAATAGTGATGACAACTTTGACCGTGTGTCATCTATGGGTATGGTCATGATATTAAGAGAAGAGTATCATCAGATGGTGGAAGCTGAGAAAACAAGAACAAATGTTTCTACACTTTCTGACGATCCGTTCTGGACTAAAAATAATAAAGCTTTACGCTATAAGAAATTACGCGAACAAGCAAAACTGTCTTAATTTTGTAATATGTCGGTAAAATACTGGGGTTTTCCATCACAGAAGAAAACTACTGCACAGCGTACCAAAGAATGGTACAAAGAGTGTATAGACGCATTTGACTCATCGGGTCTTTCATCAGATGAGGCGGTGCGTTCTTCTTTTACGAGGAAACAAATAAACTACAATCTTTACAATGGTCGCCTTGATATGGCGGACGTAAGAAGTTTTGTAAATCCCTATGACCTTGAAACTGAGGAGATTCCAGAAAAAATCGAACACTTCCCAATAGCTGTACCTAGACTAGACCTTCTTATTGGAGAATCTATCAAAAGAAGATTTGACTGGACAGTATTGGTTTCTGACCCCGACTCTGTTTCTTCAAAGCAAGAAGAAAAGAGAGCTCTGATTTTTGAAAGGGTACAAGAACTTGTGAACAGCAATTATACTGAATCACAGCTCCAAGAGAAAGTAAAAGAATTGGAGCATGAGGCCTTGTACACTTTTAAAGACAGAAAAGAAATAAGAGGTAATAAGCTTCTTAGACATTTCTGGAACAAACAAAAGTGGGATCAAAAGTTTGCTGATGGGTTTAAGGATGCTCTTATCTCATCAGAAGAACTCTATATTGTTGATGTCGTTGGTGATGAACCCATCCTCAATAGGCTTAACCCATTGAATGTCTTTTGGTTACGCTCTGGATTTTCACACGACATTGAAGATGCTGATGTAATTTATGTTGATGAGTACTGGTCACCTGGTAAGATCATTGACTATTTCTACGAAGACCTAACACAAGAAGAAGTTGAAAAGCTTGAAAGAGGATTCAACAACGGTGGTGGTAGTGACCCATTCGTAGACGAGAGTGCTCAGTACAATCTTATTATTGACAGAAACATTGGTAGCACCACACCAAGCGATGTAAACGATTATACGATGCGTATGGGGTCTCAGGGGTATAAGACCCTTCCGTACGATCAAAACGGCAACATACGCGTCCTGAGAGCCTTCTGGAGGTCTTTTAGAAAGGTTAAGCTTGTCAAGTACTTTGATGAGTTTGGTGCACCACAAGAAGATATATTCCCCGATAACTATTCACCCGACAAAGATAAAGGTGAAACAGCTCGTTCTATGTGGATCAACGAGTGGTTAGAAGGTACGCGTGTAGGCTCAGATATTTATATTAGAATGAGACCTAGACCTATTCAGTATAACAAACTATCAAATCCATCGTATTGTCATCCTGGTATTGTAGGTTCGACTTATGCAACTAACTCGTATACGGCTGTTTCTATGATGGAGCGCACAAGGCCATATCAATACTTGTATGATATCTATATGGACAGACTCAATAAGATGTCTGCTAAAAACCAAGGTAGAATTCTAGAGTTAGACCTCAGCATGATTCCAGATGGTTGGGATATGGCTACTTGGATGCACTATTTGTCTTCTATGAATATTGCTGTCAAAGACAGTTTTAAAGAAGGTAAGGTAGGACCAGCCACAGGAAAGCTTGCGGGTAATCTAGGACACGCTGGACATAGTTATATTGACTTACAGAATTCACAGTATATTCAGGAACATATTGGCATATTGCAGTTTATTAAAAGAGAAATGACTGAGATCATTGGTGTATCTGACCAACGTCTCGGACAAATCGATACAAGAGAAACTGTTGGTGGAGTTGAGCGTTCTGTAGCACAGTCTTCACATGTTACTGAATATTACTTTCACAAGCATGAAAATGTCCGTGAAAGAGTATTACAGATATTCCTTGAAACTTGTAAAAAAGTATTTAGAGGAAAAGAAAAGCTACTCCAGCATGTATTGGATGATGGTTCAGTAGAGATGTTTAAGATCGAAGGTAAGGGACTCGAAGCAGAGTTTGACGTACATATTCAATCTTCAGCTAAATCTGCAGAGCTTGACGCTACATACAGAGAGATGGCTAAGCTTGCATTCCAATCCAATAAGGTTTCTCTCGATGTTTTAACCAAGCTTCTTACATCAGATTCTATGTCTGAGAAGAGACGCGTCATAGAAAACGCAGAGAGACAAGCACAAGCACAGCAAGAAAGGCAGATGGAAAATCAACAGCAGATGGCACAACAACAAATGCAATCACAACAACAAGCTGTTGATAAAGAAATTGCTGCTAAAGAAAGAATGAACATTAGAGATAATGAAACCAAACTTGCTTTAAAACAAGATAATGTTTCAGAACTTGGTGATTTCTATGACAAGCTTGAAGAACAGAAGCGACAATTTGATGAAAATCTTAAACAAAAAGATAAGCATCACGCTGATAAACTGAAGCTTGAGGAAAAGAAAATGGCTATTACGCCTGAAAAGTAATCTGAAAATAAATCATAATTTTACACCATGGACGATAACTTAGACCTTGATATGAAATCATTGGTCGAAGATGGTGATTTTAATCCATCAGAGACACCTAGTGATCCGCCAGCAGAAACTTCTACGGAAGCTGCAGCGGAAGAGAGCGTAGCTACGGTGGCTCCTACAGAAAGTACTCAACCTCCTGAAGAGTCCTCTAAGGAAGCCCCCTCTAACGCTGCTTTATCCGCCTTTGCCAACCTTCTTGCCGATGAGGGGGTTGTTTCCTTGGACGAAAA